TCTTCTTCAATTAATTTACTATATCCAAGTATTGTAATACCTTCTACAGAAGAAACCTCTGCAGATGCACCAAAACCATCAGTTCCAGTATTATCGAAGAAAATAACGTCTTGTACCTGATATGATGTACCAGGGTTCTCAATAACGAATCCATCTATCTGTGCAGACTCAAATTTCGTAGTTGTTTCAACTTCGATGTCAACTCTGGACTCAGTAGAGACAGTTGGGAAATAATCGTAAATTTGAAGGGTTGATTCTTCAGTAAGTGGAATAGATTCCAATTGTTCGTTAGAATCGATTAATCCATCATTATTTGTATCCTGTATTTCTAATATTAGTGGATATCCTTCTAATTCAGTTGTTATAGTATCAGGTTCCTTATTAGGTGCACGATCAACGTCAATGTCAACATTAGCGTATGGATCACGGTAACGAACAACACCTGAAGGTATATTGTCCTGTGTTGCGTCCTGACTCAAGTTCCATGTGTCTGGTTGTGAGTAGAACTGTGGACCAAGGATATATGGGAATAATGCAACACCAGAATTTGATTCATCAATAGTTACGAAGTAAGCATAGGTACCTTCTGGATAATCTGGTGTTTTACAGAAACGACCATTATAAACATCAAGATCACCTAACTGGAAAGCATATTCATAGTCATCTACAAATGATCCTGCAGAATATGTACCTTCAGGAGCAGGTGACTGTTCCGCACCATTAACGATAGGAGGTAATGGAGGTCCATCACCACGAGTAGGTGTTGGGTTAGAATCAATCTCATAAACCAGTGCACTCTTAAGTCTATATGAAGTACGTAGTCTTCTTAGACCACTATTTTGATCTGTAGGATCAATATAACCATATGGACCATAAATTGGGTTTCCATCAAATGCCCATCCCAAAATTGGGGAATGTTCGTTATTCTGGGCAACTTCTTGGAAAGTATTAGTTTGTGGATCCAAGAATACGTTATCACCAACAACATAACGTAATTCCTTTGGATCTACTAAGTGAGCATACTCACCACCAAATTGATTGTTATATCCAGTAAATACATAACCTCTAGCAAAGTCATAATTAGAAGTTAGGTTATGCTGAAGGTTTTGAGTCCATTGGAAGACATTTGACTGGAATTCGGACTGTTCACCAACTGCATCCAAACGAATAGTTGTTAAACCTTGAGTATAGTTAATACCCTTGTTTAATATCTGAATAGTTGTAACTTTACCCTTATCTTCACCAATAGTACCAATAACTGCTTTAGCAACAGCACCAAAACCATCACCATTGATTACGACATTAGGTGCAGTAGTATAACCATTACCAGAGTTAATAATAGCGATAGATACGATTCTACCGTTAATAACGATAGGTTGTGCTAATGCTCCTTCACCAGAATTCAATCTAACACTAGGAAGTGAGGTATATCCAGAACCACCACTAGCAAGAACTATAGATTGAATAGGACCACGAACTTGAGCAGTTGCAGTTGCACCAGTACCATTACCACCCGTAATAGAGATTAAAGGTTGTGAAGTGTATCCAGTACCAGGTTGTTCAACAAGAACTCTACTTACTCGACCACCAGTGATAACTGCTTGTGCAGTAGCACCAGTTCCACCGCCTCCAACAACAGATACAAGAGGTTGTGTTGTATATCCAGTACCACCAGTATCAACTTCAATACTAAACAGAGATCCGTTTACAATTACCTCTGCAGCAGCACCAGTTCCACCTCCACCTGTTATTTCTAGGTTTGGTTTGCTACCAGCATCATAATTAGTACCACCATTAATAATTGCTATACCTGTAACAGGACCATAACGCACAAAAGTGCTAGACTTGTAAGACCAGATAGAAACACCGTTTACCCATGTTCCAATTGGAGAATTGGGATCAATTGTCTCACGTTTTGATACAGTAGTAACAACTCTAGGGAAACGTAGCAATTTACGCTGGTTTCCTGGAATTAATGCAGTTCCAGTGAAAGGACCAATCTTATAGTTAGGTAAACCAGTTGCAGCAACGTAAACGTAGTCGTTATTGAAGAAAGTGTTCTGTACGTTTGATGTAAATGGAGTTACAGCAGTATTAATTGAAGAAACATCAGACTTACCTCTATTGAGGTCTACTGATAGTAAAATATTGCCCTGCGGAATGATATCCGTAGGAGCAAGCATTTGATAAGAGAATGTATAGTCATCTAGACGAGCAGTAACCTCAAAAGTACCATTATATACAGTTGGGTTAGCACCATAGACAGTAACAAGGTCTTCTACCAATAATCCATGTGGATTGGTAGTTACAATGGTTGCAGTTTGATTATTATCTCCACCAGGGTTTACAGTGTCAACTCTAATTAGTTTTTTAACGTTATAGAGCCAAGAATCGAGTTTTTTGTCTTGTTCACTAGATCCAAGTGCAGCAACCGTTAATTTATCACCTTCTAGGTAATATGAACCAGTATCATCAAGAAGTGTACTTCCTGCTTCAGCAATACCTAAAATACGAAGTTTACATTCGGTTGGTAGACCTTTATTTACGTAAACATAGATTTCTGACTGAACAATTGTTCCTGGATCCCAATCTTCGACAATTGAGTTCTTAGAACGAGTACATTCGATAAATTGGTTCAAAGAACGCTCTTTATACTGTACTTGCTCAACATCATTAAGTCTAATGGTACCGTTTCTCTCGGGCCATCCAATTGTAGAGTCAACAGTAATAATTTGATCAGTTTGACTTAAATATTCGACTAATTTCGTTTTATATGGAATTATGAAATTTCCAGTTAACGTTTCTTCGGAAATTGCTAATTCATAGATGGTATCAGTACCCTCAATGATAGAAATGACGTTTTCTATCAATGCAGATGCATCTCCTACGTTAGGATCGACTTCATCTGCAGTTTGAGTCAATTGACCATCAATAAGGTTTAAAGGATCACCCTCAATTAAACTTGCACGGAGAATTGTGTCAACTACCCAAGTTGCAGCGGAAGGAGATATAACTTCATCCTTCGGATAGTAAACATCAACCTGTTCACCAAATAAAATCTTGAATAAGAATTGAGAAGCGGTCTTAGTACCCTTAGAAACGTAGAAATCACGGATCTTCTTAATAACCTGTACAGGATTGACCTTTGTATAATCTACATTAAGAGTAGGAAGATATTGACGACGCAATTTGTCAAATATCTGTTTAATAAAGAGCGTATCAATAGAAGTGATTGCACTTCCAGCAGTATGATCACTTAAACGTAAATCCGCTTCTGTCGCAAAGATCTGATTGCCATAATTATCATATGAGATAGTTCCGCTAGTACCACGCACACATCCTACCAACGCAGAAGGTTTATAATCCCTTCCCGCAGTTGTTATATCAAATCCCGTAACTTCATCAAAACCTACGTCAACAGAAGCACGTGCTGCCGCAGGTTCCGCAATATAAACCTTTGGTGGATTAGCAGGATCGTACTTTGTACCAAAATTAGTAATACTAATGTCAGTAATCTCACCGTTAAAGATAGTTGCAACCGCAGTTGCACCAGAACCACCTATTGCTACTCCAGCAGCATCCTTTCTATCATCTACAATGTATACAGATGGTGCATCTGTATAACCTTGACCACCAGTTAGTAGTTCAATGTCCGTAACTTCACCGCCACCTATTACAGTACCCTCAATATCTGTTAGTTGATCTGTAACGGTTACACCTAGTACTTGTGCACCAATTGGTTGAATAATACGTGCTCTTGGAGGTGTTAAATATCCTCTTCCTCTATTAGTAATGATAACACTAGAAATCTGCCCTTCTGGAGTTAATAGTGTAGATGCAGCTGCCTGTATCCCACCTGCAGGTGGTGGATCAAGGTAAATGAATGGAGGATTTTCATATCCTTGACCATTCTTAGCACCAGGTATAGTAATACTTCCTACAACAAGTCTACCTTCAGAATCAATGGTAGGATTAGTAATTTCTGCTCCACCTGGATTCTTAAATGATACTGATGGTACAAAATCATACCCAGAACCAGAATTAGTGATAGTTACACTAGAAACCAATCCAGTAGAATCATCAACTGTTAATGATGCAGTTGCCTGAGTACCATTAGGGTTACTTGGGGCTGCAATTTCAATACTTGGTGGGTTATATGTTGTATATCCTTGTCCACCATCAATTAACTGTATATCTTTAACACCACCAACTAGAGTACGTGCTGTAGCACCAACACCACCAAGGTCAGATGGTGTAATAGTAACCTTGGGTGCAAAATCTAAACGATAACCACTACCACCTTCTTTAACAATAAGGTCAATTAGAGCACCAGCATCATTAACACTAGAAACAACCTTAGCACCAGATCCAACAGCAAGTGAGGTATACTCAATTGATCTAATATGGATTGTCTCTGAAGAAGATAACTCAGTTCCGATAAATTCTATGTAACTACCATCAGCAGCAGTCTCATATAAGACATAATCAGTATATGGTTCTAAGAACTGACCATTCCTATTAACAAATAAACCAACTGCTGATACAGGAGTATAGAACCCTGTATTGAAGCGAAGTTTATGTGTCTTAGATGCATCAATAGGTGTTATGTTATCTAAAGTATCGATAACAGTACCAGCAAACCCAATCATATAGATGATAGAGGTTGATGCAATATTATCAGTACCAATTCTTGCTCTAGGTGTAGACAAGAAACGAATATTACTACCTTCTATAACGTAGTCTGTACCAGGTATCTGAGCAATTCCATAAACCCTTACAAGAAGGTGTTCTGCTGATACTGGTGTAACTGGTTCTCCTAAAAATCTTAATGGGAATGTATTTTCTGTTCCGTCAAACTGAGAGAATGGTGATTCTAAAGTTTGTCTCTTCTTATTGAATTCGTTAAGTGAAATACCAGGTGTCAAAATAGCGTCAGGACCCCTAGTGACGCTTTCATAGTAAATTACTTCATTATCGATGAGAACGCTTCCATCATTCTCAACAAAACCATCTATTGACTCTACTTCTACTAAAGACTCATCAAATCCTATATTTTTTAAAAGTGTTGTTCCTGCAGATAACGTCTTTGATGAATATGAATCAACATCAAGGTATAAATTTACATTGTTGAGTATATCGTAAGGCTTACCAGTCTTTTCCTGTGATTTATAATACTCAAACAGGAAATTGACAAATTGCTGGTCTTCCTCTCTAATAAAGTCGGGTACTTGGTACTTGACTCTATCAGAAACACTTATGTTTTTACGCATCGCTTAGAAGCAGGAGTCGAATTCTGGATATGCAAACATATCCGAAGGATAATCAATGATATTTATGTCAGTTGGACCATAGTTCCAACCGTCGAAGTTGTTAGGATCAAACGGTGAAGTTACCGAAGGATTTGTGTTGTAATCTATGGGGAACACGTTAGGGTTGAATATTATTGGATCAACTCCTGGTGGAATTACAATAGAAACAGAATATGGGTTTGCTGCTATAGGTAATCTTGTACTACCATCAGGTGTACCAGCAATTGCTAAAGGTCCAACGCAAACTTGTCCTGTTCCATAATTAGCTGTTCCAACATCACTATTTAATATCAATTCTTTCTCATTTCTAGTTGTAACAAGCATTAACTTTCCTTTTCCATCATCACGGATGTTTACAGGTACCAATGTCTCGGTATCTGAAGAAGTCAAGGTTGTTGACAATTGAGAAGTAGAAACACCCTCTGCAACAACATCTGCTAACTTGGCTGTATAACCAGTTGCATAGAAAGTACCAGATTTTACACTAGAATAGGAAGGAGAACAGGTTGTACCAGTTGGAGTATCGTCTCCTCCAGAAGGATCAGTAGGTTGTCCAGAATGCTCGTTAGGATCATGTAATGGATTACCGAAATCCAAACATTCTGTAAATACACTACCAAAAACAAAATTTTCTAAATTTTGACCCAAGGTTATTTGAGTAACACTACCAGAAATGGCATCATCAGTGTTATCAAGCATTGAAGTATATTTTGAACCTTCAAGACGACCACCAAACCTATCAGTTTGACCAGCATCATTGAATTTATCAATATTCTTCAAAAGATCAGTTTCAAGTTCAGATGAACTCTTACCAGTCTCATTACCATTGTAATATACCCAAGATTTTGGAATTAGGTAGTATGAAACAGGGTCAGTAATCACTGGCTCAATTGCTGCCATTGAATACTTCAATAAATCGTTCTTTATGCTAGTCTTAGTTGTAGCATTGAGTTTTGTTCCTGCTTTAGACCTAATAGCAATGAATACTTTACCGTAAATAGGTGGACTTAACTTCTCACCACCATAAGCAGTTATTGATGCTGCTTGAGGATATATGGTTGAAACAATGTATTCGTAGTCTGCTTCAGTAACCGCCCTGTTCTGCGTCGCATACGCCCTAGGAGCGTTGAATTTGATGCTTAGGGGTGTTTCCCTAGATTCACCATCTTGTGCTGCATCTATGGTCGTTACCTTGATGTTCTGAGGAGGTATGGGTCTACCTTCTGAGTCAATGATAAGACCAGTGAAGGCAAAGTCAGTACATCCATTTGCTTCTGAACCAACTGTACGAACATACTGTAAATCTACAATCTCACCATCAACTAATTTACGTCCTAAAACACCATCACCAAAGATAACCTTATATCTAAGGTCTTCTACTTCCTCTAAGAAGTAAATACGACTATTACCATCTAGATTAACTGCATTACCTACAGGAGAGTAAATATCAATTTCTTGTGACTGAACATTTGGACGTACTTGAACTTTAAGTAGTTCAGTATCGATGTTTTCAGATGGAATAATGAAATCTTGATCCTTAGTGTCATCTACAGTGTAATTGAAGTCTAATAGATTACCTTGGTAGAAAATAATCTTACTGAAATTAGCAAGACCAGTTGTAGGATTGACTGAAACCTGAATATCACTACGAACGCAGAAAATGTAACTGTCAACTACGTTTCTGGATATAAAGACATCACCTTTCTTAAGGGTAACTGTAGAAGGAAAATTAGATCCACCACCAACAGCAGAAGTCTGCACATCAATTGCTACGCATGCCCGTGCAGCTTTGATTGATCTTGGTGTATAATTTAATTGTTTAGCAATACGTACAATATTATCTCTAACAGTAGCAGATTCCAAGAAGGTCTCGTTCAATGCCATGTTTGCATTGAATGCACTGTAATACGTATTATATGCTAGAGTGTCAATAAGGTAAGCAGCACTAGATCCCTCAAAATCATAATCAGTAAATTCTGATCTAGTCCTTAAGTACGATTTTATTGACTCCTTGATTTCATAGAAATCAAGTGAAGTAAGTTGTGAAGGAACGGCTGGCATGCTAAGCTCTCTCTAAGAGAAAATCGACTGTTTGTAGTATAGTTTGTCCCGTAATACGATAATCAAGAGCAATGTTTAATTCATTAATATCTTCATTTGATTCGATACGCACATCAGACAACTCAACTCTTGGTTCTAGTCTTTCGATGACGTTTCTTATCTCAGTTCTCATTTCTTCCGCTAAGAATACGTCAAAAGGTTCAAAAAGAAGTCCTTTGATACGTGAACCTATCGCAGGTTGAAATGGGCGGTCACCAAAGTTGGTTAACATTAAATTTCTGATGGATTGCTTAATAGCATTCTCATTTTTCACAGCACCAAAGTCCTTGGTATTGGGATTTGCAGCAAAAGATATCGCCAGGTCTTTAAAACCCCTACTTAGAAATTTTTCTGATCGAAAACGGTAGGCTGGCATTTTATTTGCTATCTATTCAGTTATTTATCACACTTTGTAGAAAGTATACTTTAAGAATAGTTCTTGACCCTTCTTTATTGACTTACTAGTCTTCATATGCCATATTTGACCCCAAGGTTTTTCCTGACACTCTTTTATACAATTAGGATCCTCACTATGATTTACAAATCCACCTAAAGGGGTTCTATACATGGGATGGGTGGAAGGATACTCAGTATCATGCACTACCACATGAGATATGCCAAGATATACATCTGCTGGTATATCATGTAAAGCAAAAATGCCCTGTCCAGCGACAGGGCTATATTGTATATGTAAAAATTTAGGTAATGCTTGATAAGTCACCGACCTTGACCTCTATATTTCTTCTTAGCAGCGTTTCTTGACGATGCAGCGTACTTAGTGTTCTGACTATTGCCCTGACGACTCTTTTTAGGTTTTGTAGGAACGTAATTTCCTGTATTACTCCATACTCCCTTTGCAGCCATAATAAAATTGGTTAACTGTACTAATTATATCATGAAGCGAGCACTGTTGCACTACCCCATGCAACACAACTTGAACATGGGTACGACCAACCTGTAAATCCAACTCCCAAGGGGTCAAGTAGTCTACCTATAGGTAACTTCAAAGCAAACACTGTAAGCGTAGTGGTGAACAGGGTTCTCGGATGCCCTATTCCACCAGCATCCTCAATTGTAAGCAATGAACACACAATTGGTGTAGGAACAGGACAAGTTGATTTACCACAAGGACACCAATACACAATAATATTTGTACACGGACTAGGGTGTGGTATAAATGTATCACCCAAAAGGTATATGGGTAGGAAGTGTACTAGAACCGTTGCTCTAATAGGAGTAAGGGGTGTAAGCGGTACTGTAGCGAGTGGTGGCCACCAACAAGTGAACTCTTTTACCTTAATTGTATAAGGAATGGGTGGAGTTCCGCAACTTTGGTTACTATGTACCGTTGAAGGTAAACATAATCCGTGTCCACTGCAAGGTAAACCGTTATGTGCTGCTACTGGTTTTAAAAATCCGTATGCCATTAGAATCCATCTCCTATAATTTCACCAATGTCCGTTTCACACTCAGAGAAATACGGATTACTCAAATATTGAACCGCTTTAGAATAAGTAATTGTCGCACCTGTCAAATAATTACGCACTTTCATTTCTCCTCTGTACGGTCCCATGACCATTTGATTAGTTCCAGTTTGCCTTCCTGGTTGAACTGCAATAGAAGAGTCCAATACTTCATTTAGTGCTACGCAAGCATCAAACAATTGTGAAACATTATTATATGTGTCACCCGCAATCGGATCACCATTTACATCGTATCCGCACCAAACTTCTAAAGGTCCATCAGCAGCAACCACGTCACGAACGAAAGTATCCCAACATCTATTAGGTGGTTGTCCACCAGACCACGGTAAAACATCAATTACCGTGTAATCGAAGGTATGTTCCGTACCTGAACCTGGAACTTCTGGGTCAGCATGTGCTACCCACGTTGCAACACCCGCTTGAGTGCTCACATTTCCCTGTAACCAACCTTGTAACTGTTGTAATTCAGTATATCCAGATCTATTATAGTCAAATGTGTTCTCATCTAGTCCAGTTGGCACAAAAACTATGCCTCCAGACTGAGGATCACGATAACAACGACCTTCAACTGGTCCTCTCCAGCAATTCCAGCACTTTTCACCGTTAGGAACAGTCCTAGTTGGGGTTAACTTGGCTGCTGGCATGTCATTGCGAAGGAAATCCATGAATTCTTGCCCCTGTGACCCCGTTGTATGCCCCTCTACGAGCATCGAAACGTTAAAAGAGGCATTATCATTCTTCGAGGCACAATATTTGTGTATCATCCACCCATAGGCGGTCTCTTTAGGTTCATCATTTGGGTCTAATGGTTCAGATAACCCTTTATAGGAGCAAGGAATGTCGAAAAATCGACTTGCGGTGTAAGTTTTTGGTTGAGGAAGGACAATACAGTTCTGTCCTTTGTTAAAACCATACAAACCACCGACATTTACTGCCTCTCTATCAGCAGTTTTACCTGCTAGGACTGCATCAGGCCAAACTTCTTGATAAAAAGTAGCAATATGTGGTGAATATTTGTTCATCTCCTTAAATTGATCATCTTGTGGTAGTGCATCAGAGACAATTCCAGGAAAATTATGGTTTAAACAAGCAGCAGGGAGGTCTTG